GCAATTGTATCACCACTAGCGCCAAGAGTAATAGTATTACTATTCTCGTTAATGATGTTTGCACCGCATTGGTTTTGAACGTTATTTACTTTAATTGTACTAGTCATTATTGAAATTTGTACCTTATCATTACTATTCCAGAACCACCAGATCCAGCAGTTACCGTGGGACCTGGAGTAGCTGAACTTGTAGCACCTCCACCACCACCAGTGTTTGCTGTTCCATTAACTCCTGGAGCTGCTGGCCAAGTACCACCTGCTCCGCCACCACCGGCACCTCCGGCACCACCGCCAGTTTCTGGTGGTGCATTTCCACCACCGCCACCACCTCCAGCTCTTTGAACTGGTGAACCATTTATTGAACTTGTTGCTCCAGCACCACCTGCTCCTGCTGGTCCTCCTGTAGCACCAGCAACTCCAACGGCTCCTGCTCCGCCACCAC